CATCTCGTAAGATAGGTAAGAAGACTAGCCTAGCTGATGCTCAAAAAGAAATGTCTATGCAAAAGTTTGCTAAAAAAGGTGTGGTAGATGCAGCCATAGGCTTTGAAGCATCTAAGGTTATACGTCAGGGTTACAAGTCTTGGGCTGATAAAGTAAAAGCTGGTGACGATGAGTTTGGTCTAGCAGGGGATGGCATACGTGGTAATAGAGATATGCCAGAGGGTTTACTTGGTGAGATACTTCTAGGTCCAGATAAGGAAACAGGTCTTGTAGGGATGCTCAGAAAGAAGGGCATTACAGTAAACAAAGACACTTTCATATCAGACTTTCTTACAGATGTAATACGTGTGATGCCTGAAAGAGAGTTTCTGGAGTTGTCAAAAGATTTTGAAAGAGGCTCTGGTATACCTTTAGGAGAGGTAGCTACAGCTAAAATAAAACTCAGTAATGTAATAGCATCTTATGCTAGTGGGCTAGGTAGAGAGCTATCTGTATTTGCTCAAGCTAAGAACAAGCTTAACGCTGGTGTTGTCATGGGCAATGATATAATTAATCAGTCGTTAGAACGTAAAGAGATACGAGATGCATTAGAAGATGGTATACCAGGTTACTTCTTATCTAAGGAAAAACAACCAAAGAAACTAATGTACTTCCAAAACGTTTGGCGTAGAGCACTTGTGTCCTCTGTGCCTACAACAGCAGCTAACATATTTGGTTGGTCACAGTACTACTTAGGCTCTACGGTAGCTGATATGTTAAACGGTGGTGCATTTTATGCTTACGGAGCTATATCAGGTAACAAAGAAGCGCAAAGAATAGGCTCAGTATATTGGAAGATACAAGGGGATAAGTTTAGAAACTTAGCTGATCCATTTACTACACATGACGCTTACATGAAGTTCTTAGAAGAAAACAAAGGTATAAGAAGCTTGCTTCACGAGACAGTAGGTGGTACTGGTGTAGAGATATCACCAAATAAATTTGATATGAATCAAGATAGCAAAGTTTATAAGACTGTAGAGGGATTTGTTGATGCCTCATCTAGATTGACAGGGGTTAGAGCACAGGATACTTTTACTAAGTCACAGATGTTTATGACAGAGCTAGACAAACAGCTAAGAATAAAGAACAACGTGAGTCTAGCTGAAGTAATGCGTACTAATAATCTAAACGCCATAGATGAAGATGTCTTAGGCTTGGCAGTAGACAGTACAATGAAGAGTGTTTTCTCTAAAGACTACACCACAAAGGAGCAGATGCCAGCTATAAGAAGTGCAGCTAAGTTTGTTGAGAGTATATCTAACTTGCCTGTACTAGGATCTATACTACCGTTTGGCAGGTTCTTTAATAATACAATAGCTACAGTGTGGCAGGTTGGTCCTGCAGGTTTGATTGCTCCTACTGCTGCTATCATGCGTGGTAAAGCAGACATAGCAACTTCAGAGGCTTTTAGTCGTGCGGCTGTGGGTACTACAGGTTTAATCTTAGCTGCTCGTATGGATCAAGAGAGACAAGACAGAGGGTTGGAGTCCACACAGCTAGACGTAGGTGGTGGCACAGTCATTGATACAAAGAATGCTTTTCCTATGTCTGAGTTTCTAGCTATGGGTAGATTGTTTAACCAGTTAGCAAGGCAAGGTAAGTTTGGTGGTGTAGGTGAGGCAGATCCTACCACGAAAGATGGAATACCATACTTTGCTAAAGCTACACCTGAAGCACTAGAAGATGCGCTTGTACAAGTAGGTGTAGGTCAGTTCGCTAAAGACATACAGTTTGGTAACGACATGTACAGAATACTAGACATGATGTTTGATGAAACAAATGGGGAAGCTGGTGCAGCAGAACTACAAAGACGAGCAGGTAGTTTCTTAGCTGGCTTTACTAGACCTTTTCAAACTGTGGACAGGGCTGTAGGGTTTATTCGTGATACAGATATACACAAAGACAAAAGACAGAAAGCTGTCATTGACCCTGAAACAGGTAAGATGGAGCTAGTCAAAAGAAGTGGTACGGAAGTGTTTACTCTAGAGGCAACAAGATATCTAGACAATATACTAGACATATTCCGTGACGTTAATGAAGAGAATGATTTTAGTAAGTTACGTGTATCAACTAGAGAGGGTGACTTGTATGATCCTAATCCGTTAGCCTCTATCTTTGGGGTAAGGGTAGTGCCATCTAAAACTGCTGCAGAAAAAGTATACACTATGGCAGGGCTGCGAGGATTTAAAGCTAACAAGAGAAGTCAAGTAGCTATGTACGATAGATTGTTTAATGAAACCTTGTCACCTTTACTGGAGAGAAAAGCCAGAGTTCTGCTAGCAGATAAGAACTTTATAAACGGCACTAACACTTACAGAAGACAAGAAGTAAATAAGATACTAAAACAAACTAGAGCAGCAGTTAATGAGGCTATGCCTGTGTTGTCTGAAGAGCACAGAATAAATAAACAAAAGTATGATACCATAAACTACTCTGGTAACAGTGAGCAGTACAAGAATGCTAAGAAGACATTTCACAAGATACGCTTAGATCAGCTACGAGATGAAGGTGCGACAGAGGAAGAGCTAAAGAAGTTAGAGATAAAAGATCCATTGACAATGACTCCCTCTGAGTTAAACCAGTTCAAAGCTATACTATCTCTGTATAAGAATGCTGCAAAACCATAGTAGCCGCCAACGCTAAGTCAACGGCTACCCTGTTATTTTAGACCATACTTTTCTGAAGCGTACTTGGCTATCATAAGTATATCATCTATGTCTTGTAAAGCTCTGACTTTGTATATATCTTCACGTAGATTTTCTTCTATGTGTTTTCTTACAGGCCGTAGTTTTACCTCTAGCTCCTCAAAGAAAAGCTTTAACTTTCTTTCCATGTGTACCTTTGCTTCGCGTTCTATATCCATTAAACCTCTGTTGGTATCTCAGTACAGTAAGCAGACACAGTGGACTGAGGTGATGGTCTAGCACTCATAAGCTCCCCACGTATGTAAGATGCACCATCTTTGCACATCTCTATAGTAGGATACACATGATTTACTGCTTGAACCTGAATATACCCTGGAGCAATAGACATTATAAGTACTAGAACATACATTACTCTGTGCTTTCTACTATTTCAGTAGGATCTTCAGTAGCAGGTGGCGTAGTTACTTCACCAAACCACCCCATTAGGGCTACTATAACAACAAATATTCCAAACGTTTCCATTTATTTTCCTTTATGTTAGGTCAACTATCTCACACGAATCGCCACTACAGGCTAGTGTTTGCATAGCTACGGTGTTATCTTCCTTTTCATAATCACACAAAGCTGACCACTGTATGTTACGAGGCATAGACTTGAGGAGTTCGTTGTACTCTTCTTTGCTACACTCTTGATACGGTGCTTGTTGGTATGTGTGATCTGAGTGGGGTAGGAAGGATATACCACTCATCTCATCAAAATGTTTATAAACAAAGGCTCCGACTTCTAGCCACTCATCATCACGCACAGTGCAAGTTATGCTAGGTTTGTGCTCTGACCAGTGCCTTTGGTACATCAGCCATGTCTCTAGTTGTTCTATGGCTGTCATGTCGTTTCTAGTTACGGCTTTATTCGGAGCCTTAACAGGAAAACTAAATACTACAGTTGTGTCTGGTTTCATAACGCATGGCTCATTAGGTATGCCTTGATCCTTCATAAACTGTGTTAGTGGATCGTTGATATCTCCACGTACAGTCCGTATATAATATTGGCTATGACGAGCATGGATACCAGATGCAGAATCAACAAGTTGTGAAACTGTACCGCTAGGTTTTACGCATGAAATGGCTGCGCTTGTTGCAATGCCAAGGCGGTCAGCCCAAGTAGTATTAGTACGAACAGCAACTTCTCGTAAATGTTCAAGTGTTTTCTCCAATCCTTTATTTTTTGTTGTCATTAATGGGTTATCCATTATCCCTGTGAGAGACAAACCAAGCAATCGCTCTTCTTCTGTATTTCGCTGCCACACCTTTCGCAAGTATGGGAACTTGGTATACGTTGATTGGATAGTTCCAAGGATCGTTGCAAGGCGCACTTTGCGTTCCAACGTGTCCACATTATCTGTTGCCCTAACCACAACTTCCGTAAGATTGCAAAATTGATTCGGTCTAAGTATAATCTCACTGCAAGGATTAGTTCCAAACTCAAAGCTTGCATCACGTTTACCATACTTAGCAGCTTGTTTCTTAGATGCTTCACGGTTAAATATTCCCCTCTCACCAGACTTACTTTCAACGAGTGATGTCCACTCACGCAAGAAGGACTCCATGTCAGGCTTCTCTGTGTAAGATACAGAGTTGTTTGCTAGAGCACGATGCCCTGCGTTTTCCCACCACTGTCCTGACTTAGCGTGACGCATACGATCATCACTCAGGTTTGATAATGATATCATAGCACTACGTCTAACGCCACCAGAAACTACTATCTGTCCTACAAAACAAATAATATCGTGGCACTCTAACGCATTTAGTTTACGTCCTTGTGCGTTCTTAAATGTTTGTACAGTAAAGTTAAACAGATCCACCAATGGAGCAGGGCCACTAGCTCTACCACCAAATGTTTTTAGCCTAGCACCTGCAGGTCTAACCTTAGACATGTTCCACTTAGGTATCTCACCTGCCCACAATAAAGCTAGTAGCTGTCTGAAAGACTTAGCCCAACCCTCTTTACTGTCTTGTACAACTATTGTTGTTTCACTTTCAAACAGATCTGGCACTTCGGGCAGCTTGTTTATGTATTGTCTTTCAACACTGAAACCTGCACCTGTTCCACAAAGAAGTATCTGCATGATTTCATCAAATGCTTTTGGATCGTCAACAGTTACGTAGCTACAGTTATACATACATGTGTTGTCTCTGTCTGCTGCTGGACCTGCTGTCATCATAGCTCTCATGCTAGGCATGATTTCTAAGTTAAGTATAGCAAACATTAGTTCATCTTTAGTATCTTCATCTACTTTATTACCTACAACATTATCAATGTAGCGTGATACAGTCTCACTCCAGTTCTCTCGTCTGCCCTTTTCAGGTAGCCACTTGGAGTATCTAGACTTATATATAAATGTCTGATAATCTGTTGGTAGTATGTTGTTGTTATCTAGTTCATTGTAATATTCAAATGCTTCGATGTCACTAGCGTTGATCATAGCCTCTCCCTTATATTTAAATTTTCTATGTTTACATCATCTATATCGTGAAACGTATTGTGTATTAGATCGTGTACATCCTCCACATGTGCGTCTTCTACGGTTGACAGAACGTTACATGGCTCATCTACTTCTAGTAGAAATGTAACGCTAAACTTTTTCTTTACTATCACTTGTGTATTTCCCTCAATGTTTCATTAGCCCAAGTCAAATACTGTTGTGCTTTCTTTAGATCCTCTACAGGCGTAGCATTTTTGTACATAGCTCTGTGGTTGTACTTCATAACGTTACCTCTACAGTATGATACAAAACCTTCTTTACCTAAGACTTGTTTAATATAATCTATACACTCAACCCCATCCTCTAAATTATAATGTGCAGGTTTATCTACTGGATCAAAACTAATTATGTCTGAGTCATCAAACAGTGTCTGTCCGTTCATAGTAAGTGTATCTATCATTGTATCCATTATGCGTTTCCTTGTGTCTTTGTAAATCTAGTAAGCTTTAAAACTTTACCCTCTGTACCTTCTACTTTTTCGTACAGGGGTAGGTCTTCTTCTTCGTAACCTACTAGTTCGTTTCTTCTTTCTTCTACTAGATTATATAGATCTTGATCATATTGTGCAAGCTCTAAAAATGCACCCATCATTGTAGCTAAGTGAACTAAGTATGAAGTATCCTCTGGATTTAACAAGCTAAGTTCGCCCACAACTAGTCTAGTGTTTAACTCCCCTGTCCAGTTACCTTTACCATCAAAAGAACAGGGCTTTAAAACTAAAGCTACTTCATCCTTTCCTATTACATATTTTGTCATGTTACTTTCTTCTCCCCCTTAAAAGGTATGAGTTTAACTTTAATAAGCTTGCCTCTTTCTTTTAGCCAGGCTTCGGGTATGATACGGTGTTCCCACTTAAACTCGTGCTTGTCACACCACTCAAAGTATCTAGACTTAGCACCTTTGTACAACTTTGCTTTGCTGTTACTGAAGACAAACCGTATGTCTAGCTCTGGATGTTGTTCTCTTATGGCTAGATGTTTACGTCTGTCTTCAGTATCAAAGATACCTTTGGTTTCTATTATGATACCATTATCTAAAATAAAGTCAGGCGTGTACGTTCTGTAGCGTAAGTCTTCCCACTCTATCTTTAAACGTTCATACCTGACTTGGTTCTGTTTATCTTTTAGGTATTCAGCAATATCACTTTCTAATCCACTGCGATACCTTCTAGAGCTACTCCTTCTTCTCTTTGGGCTTCTCAACCCACGCTTCGTTTTCTGGGGTGTCTGGGTCATCTGCTATATAATGTCCTTTTTCGTTACGAGCACGAACCATCTCTGTCTCTTCGTTTAAAGACTTCTCTAGTTCTCGTGTCTTCATCTCCCCTACAAACTTAACACACTGTAGCCAGTGCTCTAGCATATTAACAGATACTAGGTTCTGCTGCAACAGTTG